ATTAGTAAATCCAGTTACACCAATAGAAACTGCATTTTTTCTTATTAGATTACTGCCACTCTTAAGAATGGAAACAGAGTAGTATCCTAATGGATTAAGTACAGTTCCATTTAATGTTGTAAATGAACCACTATTAGATACGTTACAAGTTATTTGTCTAGTTGAACCATTAGCACCTATACTGGTAATATTGTAGATATTATCAAACATAGTTGATGAAGTAGAAACTTTACGTCCTACAGTATCATATACTGAAATTATAGGATTGTATGTGGCACCAGGAAAATCATAAGTTCCTGTAATATAGATTGGCATATCTGCTGTTAGATTTGCAAAATTATCAGGTTGATTTGATCCACCAAGAGTGAACCTAATTGCTTTAGAAACACCAGTACCACTAACACTCTCAATTTTTGTAATAGGGCCAGTATAAGTTGTAATAGAGTTGATTCCACTTATTATATCAACAATTGGTGGTGGAGTCGATGCTAATACATTTGGTGGGTTTGTAGTAGTATAACCAGTACCAGCAGTAACAATCGTAGTTCCTGTAATAACCCCATTTGTAATCGTACCTGTAGCAGTAGCAGTAGATCCAATACCAACTCCACCATCAATATTAACTTCTGGAGGTGCTGAAATGTATATGGAAGTAGTTGCTCCTACGTAACCCTGACCACCATCAACAATAGTTAATGCTGTAACTACACCTCCAGCAACTGTAGCAGTAATAGAAGCACCAACGATAGGTTTCTGATCTACAACTTGAACTGCTATTGGATTAGCAGAAGCTGGTGAGATATCTTTTTCATAATCAAAGTCTGAAGCATCATCAAGATAGAATGTAGTAAAAGGATGATCAGGTATATCCCCAATAAGTTTTCCTGTTGGGAAAATGAGAGGTTCTAAAGCATCTCTTACTTTAGAAACAACAACACCATTTACTATCTTATCATTTTTCTGTTTAGTCCAATTTAAACTCTTTGGTTCACTACTAATACCAACACCTTTATATACAAGTGTTTCTATTATATTTGAAGTTGGTATACCTACAGCAGTTCTATTTCCTTGATTAACTGCTCCTGCATCAATTTTATCCAATTGAAGAGTATCACCTATTTTAAATTGTGGATATACATCAGTAACTATCTCAGTATCTTGTCCATAAGTTCCACGATAGAAGAATATTGACACATCATCTGTTGCTTTAGGTGCTTCTGTAAACATAAATGATGAACCCCCTTCGAAGTTATATGCAACTCCTGGTTCTTGAATAGTAGCATTAACTATAATTAATAAAGAACTTGAAAGATCTAAATCAGGAAAATCACCAGTAGGATCTGTTTCAAAACTCAAAAGTGCTCCATCATATTTCAAATCAAATCTTGTTTTCTCCCCATCTTGCAACTGAGCAATAGAATCAATATAATCCATATTACCAAAGTTCCACATTCCAAAGTTATCTGAGAATGTATCTAAAACTTCAAACGTTGCTTGTGGAGTAGTGACTCCTAATCCCGTGACACCACAAGTTACAAGACCAACTGGAGTAAATACATCTCCTCTTCTAAATCCATAACCATTTCTTTCGATCTCCCAGTTCTTAACTACAAATAATGTGGAACCTATACCTACAGTAGATGCAGCACCAACATCAATATTGATTAATAGTCCAGTTCCAGTATCAGTAGTAGGACCATCACCTAAACGAGATACTCCAGTAACCCCTAAACGTGCGTATGAGGGTTCAGGGATAACTAACTGAGGGTTAGCATAGTTTGTACCTAATCCTGTTAAACTAAAGGTTAGAGTACCTCCTGCCCCCACTGAAGCAGTTACAACACCACCAGAACCAACTGATTTACCTACATCTACGGCAAAGGTATCGGTAGTAACAGATGAAACCCCTATCAAAGTATTATGAGCAGGATCTGTAGTTCTTGGATAAGTATGCTCTGTAGCATAATCATCTTTAGAACATGTGAATATTAAAGAATTTGTTGCTATTCCAACATTGTTACCATTAGACAATCCATGACTAGCAGCAGTAACAATCAAAATACCTGTAGATGGATTGTAATCTGCGTTTGTAGGTGTAATTTCTGCACCATCCCATGCTAACTTACGAATAGGAGTAGATACACTCACAAAGTTATGATCGAATGGAACATCGGTTATACCAATAGAAACACTACCTCTATATGCAGAACCAACGTTGGCATAAGAATACCATGGATAAACATATCCACGACCAACATAAGTATGTGGAATAGAGTTTATGCCAACGTTGGTGGTAAACCTGTAAGAAGGTAACTTACCAACATCAACTGTAATTGTGGTTGATGTATTTGCTTGTACTGCCAATACTGCTCCACCACCTGCAGGGTCTGTAAAACGAGGATAAGCATGTAATGTAGAATAATCATCCTTATCACAACTAAAGGTTAATCCACCAGTTGTAATGCCCACATAAGAACCATCAGTTGCTTTTAAAATACCATCAGCTACAGCAGATATAAATGTATGGTTATATTGATCACCAGAGTTTGCAGCAAAACCAACGCCATATACGCTGAAATTATTTGCATCAACTACAGTCACAACTGGCAACCATTTAGCATGAGAAGGATCTGATATTCTAGGATAAGCAACAACTTTTTTATTACCATCTTTATCACAAGTAAATGATAGACACCCATCATTTAGTTTTATTCTGTTACCAGTAATAAGATTATGAGAAGCACTGGTAATAACCAGTTGACCATCAAGTTTATTATAGACAGCATTAGTAACTGGGTTTGTTAATGGAGCAGCACTTGTCCATCCATGACCAGAACCAACAGTCATTTCTAATAATCCAGTACTTGGAGAATAAGTTGCTGCAGTTGGTGTTTTAGAAACAATAGGTGATGTACCAACAGGTACTGACAATACTTTATTATCACCACCCACAGTAGCAGTTAATGTAGCACCATAAGCAGGATCAGTTGATCTAGGATATTTGTGTATCGTTTTATGATTATCTCTTGAGCAAGTAAATGCTAAAGATCCATTAGCAATCGTTACATTACCACCATTAGCAATACCATGAGGAGCAGCAAATGTTAATGTTAAAACTCCTGTAACTGCATTGTAATCAGCACCAGTTGGTTTTAGAGAACCATTAATAGCATTTGCATCAGTTGATGCTGCAACGTATGTGTGGGGATAGTTACCACCTCTATAAACAGCACCTGTTAGAGCACTTTCAAATCTATGTACATAGTTACCAATAGAAACTCTATCAATAGGATAAACTAAACTTGTAGAAGCAAGACCTGTTCCTGCATAAGGGAATACTGTACTTGTTATACCAGAATATCCACTTCTTACAATAACAGCATCAGGACTAGCACTTACAAAACTATGAATACCAGTATTAGTGGAAGGTGTAACTGCTAAAACGTTTATAGTAATGGTATTATGTGTTACAGCACTAATAGCAGTAGAAACGCCAGTAATAGGGTCTGATGATCCAGCACCTGCTCTTGGATAATACTTTGTAACAGCATGATTATCAAGAGCACATGTAAATCCTAATGAACCAGTAGCAATACCTACACTTTGACCTACTCCTAATGGGTGATCACCAATGTTCAATACCATCTCACCAGTAGTAGGATTGTAGTCTGCATCATAAACATCAAAGTTATTGCTACATGTAAATGCTAAACCTGCAAACTTGACATCCTTAACGATACCAACTTCAAAGTTGTGAGGTTCTGCAGTAGTAACCTCCATATCTCCAGTAATATTATTATAGATCGCTGAAGAAATAGGAATGGATGGTCCTATCTGCTCCTCGTCAACGATTCTACTAATACTTCCACCAGCACCAACTTCAGCATATGCTATAGCACTTCTTAAAGGAGCATATCCCAATCCTTCAGAACTTCCTAGAGAAATAATAACACCACCTCTAGGTACTTGATTTTGGTTTATATCATAATCAACAATCGCAGGATCTTCATTTATATCTGTTCTAATACCACTAAAGGTGATAGATGTTACACCTACAGTTCCAGTATCATTAATAAAGAAGTTATTATCAGTATTGTTTAATGAAGTTGGTCTTTGGAAAAGATTGTTTATGGTAAGTAATCCATTACCACCAGTACTTCCTATACCTGTTGTATTTGCACCACCAACAGTTAGATTGAAAGTTCTTCCAATACCTGAAAATTGTTCTGATATATCATCATATATTGTATTAGTTGAATAATCATTTCTTAAGAATGCTCTTCCAGTAAACGTTGAACGAGGGAATGGTAAATTTCTTTGATCTAATAGTATCTGAGAATTTCCTCTAGGTGGTTCTGTGAAGTTAATATTTTCATCAACAATATTATAAGAACCTCTATAAACCCTACCTTGTGTAGAATCTGCATGTTCAGTGGCAGAAGATCCTACCACTGCTCTTTCAACAGTAACTAAATTGTAAGAACCAAAGTTTGTAATAGGTCCAACCGAAGTAGTTCCCACACCAACATTAGTTACTTTTACATATTCATCCTCAAACTCCAATAGGTCAGTTGGATTTATTGATGAAATACCAACTAATGCGAAAGTAGTTCTTGTTGCACTAATACCTTGACCACCTCCAACAACATCAGCATTATCAACTAAATTAAACTTAATATTTGTATATGATATAGGGGATTGGATAACATTATCAATGGTTATTATGGATTTACTATTTGCCAAAGGCATTGAGAACTTATGAGCATTTCCAGAACCATTACCTGTAATAGTAATAGAAGATCCAGGAGTTACTGCATTAGTTCTTGTTGCTGATATTCTAAATGAATCCTTATCAATCCTGTCAACATATACTGTAGATGGGACATTTCCAGAAGAATACTGCATAGCAGTTCCTGCAACTCCTTCAAACGTAGATCCTGGTGTATATGTTAATGCTTCTCCAGTTCTGAAGAAATGATTTGGTATAGTGAAAACAGTTCCAGATACTGTATCTGCAGGATTAAAGATTTTTCCAAAAACAGAAATAGATCCTGATGTTAACTTAAATTGCTTCTTATTAATACGTTGTCCATTAAGAGCATTGTATTCATGTATACTTAAACTATCTGATGCCGATCCATAATTAAGTGCATTTGTCTCAGGAGTATTGATAATATCATTTACAGTATATAATCCTAAAGTATAAGCATTAGTACGTACTGATGCAGAACCATAACTTGAGGGTGCTTTGTACTTCAATACAAAGTTACTACCATCATATTCTCCCCAGAATGTACCGATTCCAGTATTACTGACAGTTATTCCAACTCCACTTCCTATTGAAAGAATGGGCCCTTGTTGAGCAAACACATTTGTACCATCATGTGTCCATGTTACTTGATGAAGTTCACTATAAGTATCTTTAACAACTTCAACAACAGATTTAGCACTATTGAATAAATTTTTCTGTAAGCTTACAACAGTCCATCCATTGGGATTAGATGCAGTAGCTTTAGTTTCTGTATTAGATTGGTATAATGCAGTCCTTTCTGCTTGATCTGGTTGTCCCGTTACCTTAAATCTATAGGTTCCTATTCCAGCTGGAGTTGCTGATCCAAATCCAACAACTCTAGATTTATATTGAACATCATCATTAACAAGAGTGTTATTGAAACCAACAAAGAAAGTAGTAATACCTCCTCCTGATGCTGTCATAATACCTACCTTAAAGGTACCAGGTAAATCTTCAGAATATCCTTCTGGTTCATCATTATCAATAAACATCTCTGATTTAAAACTATTTCCAGTTCCATCATGTGATGCATATATTTCAACATAACTCATTTCTTGAGTAGTTGTATTTGTCAATGCAGTTTTTACATAGACAGATTTGTATTCGGATGAATCTACAGAAACAATATTAGCAGTTGATATTCCTGCAGAAGTTTTTTGTGCTATACCTACAGCAGATATCATACTAGTAAAACCAACTGGTTGACTTCCCACAGAATTGGTATCACCAACTATACATTTTAAAACCTTAAGATCATAATCATAATCATATGGATCAGGTAATGGAGTAAATCTAAGGAACTTATTGCCGTAGATATCTTCAACTAATGAGAAATCGCCAATCCCAGAAGTATCATTAAGTTCTGTTTTCTTTAATAATACAAGATCAGCACCATTATTCAATATTACTAGTTCTACTAGTTGAACTTCAGTATTTGTTAAATTTGTTATTCTAATGGTATATTCAATATATGAAGATTTTCCTACCTGATTTTCAACATTTAAAAACTCACTTGGTTCACCATCAAGGTTAGAGAACTGTGTATTGATGTTATCTAATATCAATACTTCATTACTCTTTGCGATTTGATATGGAGTTAATCTTTTATTTGTAAGTTTTACTAATTTGGAAGATTCTGTATTTTGACTTAAATCATTAGCATTAGCATAATTGTAAATAGTATCTACTCTATTATCTGAGATAATATCCTGAACAGATACACTAATACTTGTACCTGATATACTAACTGATGTTGTGCTAGTAATTCCAGTATCAGCAAAATTCTTAAGTCCACTTGTATGAAGTAATCCATTTACAGGACTTCTTAACTCATCAAAAGTCTTAGTGCTCTTTATAGTGTATGATAAATTTTGATAATAATCATTATCAGGAGTTACTTGATTATCTGAACTTAACTTACCAATATCATCTGACCATCCAATATTTTTTTCTACTCCATACTTAATATTATAAATTCCTTCATTATTTCTTAGATTTTCAATAGTTGCCTTTACTGTACTTTGGTCACCAGTAATAATATCACCAACAGTCAATGTATATGTTCCACTAACCTTTATAAAGTCATCATTAGAAGATACAATGTACAGATCTCTCTCAATATTGTTAGTGATTAGTTTTTCACCTTCAATAAAGTTTGAAGGTACTTGATAAACACTAAAGGATGGATAAAGACTTTGTTTGGTGATAATAGCAGCTGTTTGAATAGTATCTGCCAATCCACAATTAGTTGATATAAAATCATCCTCATAAGTAATCTTTACTGCGTCTTCAGATACTCCTCCAACATAAGAAACAACTCTACCAAATTTATATCCAACATCTGGAGAGTTAAATCCAGTTCCACCAGATCCAACTATTTTAGTTACACCCTCAACAAAAACTCTATCATTTGGTACAAATGCTGCAGGATTAGTATGAGCGAAGAAACAAGTGAATATACCGCTTGAAGCACTGTCAGACTGTATAGTATTAATTCCAACCCCATTATCATTATTTGTTGTAAACAAGGTTACTGGAGTCTCTGGGAGACCATATGGTGGTTGTAGAATATCTAAACTGTGAATACTAGTACCACTCAATACTGGTTGTATTACACCACTATTAATAGTCTCACGAGTAGTGGTGTTAATAATCTTAACTATAGGTGGATTAGTATAACCTGATCCACCATCCACTACAGTAGCAACTCCTATGGTGTTGGAATTATTGATTGTAATGATTGGTGATATAAAAGCTTGAGGTCTTAATGTAGGGTCAGAGGAATATTCAAATCCTTCATTAATCACCCTTGTTCGATTAATGTTACCAATACTCTTGGACTGAGCAACTCCATATAATCCCAATCCCTGTGTAGATGCAGATCCAACAAAAGTTGGTAACTTCTTATAATCTGATCCACCAGAAATAATATTTACACGATCAACCCCACCAATAGTATTAGCAGAAGTAGTAGTATATTTTAAAGTATCTGCTGTAGTTGGTAATAAGTATGGAGATTGTGGAGAGAGTTGTGTAGCAACAGTAAATGTAGTTGTACCTGTTCCCACAATATCATAACTTCCATTATAGTTACTATCAACATATTTAATTGATGAATAATGCTGAACAGTTGTATCTGCTGTACTAATATATCCAGATTTTCCTAAAGTATAATAAAGTTTATCAGGTAATGCTATATTATAGTTAATAGTTTTTGCACCACTAGTTCCACTACCTACTACACCTGAAGTAGTGATATTGAAACTTGTAGTTGTTGTACCAGTAGAAACAAATTCATTCTTAAACTCTTGATCATAATAGAACTTAAGATCATAACCAACTAAAGAAACATCTTTCAAATTGAATATTGGACTATTATTTCTAACAATTTCAAGAGGAGGATTTATCTTACTAAAAGTACGAGTTCCTGTAGGATTGGATGTAAAATCTACAACATTAGCAGGAGATTGTGTATCTTTATAAGTTTCGCATAATTGGAAAGTATTCGCATCCACAACATAAACAAAATATGCTCTTGCGGATAATCCTCCAGGGTAAGATCCTGTAGTTGTGAAATATATCTTATCTTCAGTATTAAATGTATGTCCAATAATCGTAAATGAATCGGTTACGGCATCTGTATTAGCATTTGTACATGTTTGAGGATCAACTAAAATATATCCTGTACCCGATTGACGACTTATTGATATATCTGTATTGCCGATACTAACTCCTGTAGTTAATCCAGAAGATACTTCTAGTTTTACTTTATCACCAACTTTTAATCCATGTGCATTTACAGTAGTTACTTCAGTGTTTATCCTCGTAACAGTTGCTCTTACTTCAGTGGATACTCCCACCAAGTTAAATAAATCATTATCACTTCCACCAGTTGTAAAGAATATATCAGGACCAGTCTGTTCAGTCTTCAACCCTACAGTTGTAGGAGTAGGATTTGAAATATAAAGAGTTGATGGAGTTGGAAGAGGTACTGGTTGTCTAATATAGAAAGAACTAGTGGGATCAGCAGGATTTGATGGAGTATTACCTATAGAAACATATGTGAGAGCAGTTGAACCACCTTGAGTATATGTTACCTGCTGTCCTTCCACAAATGGATTATTTTCCATGTAGATTCTTCCACATGGAACACTTCTACTAACAGTTCTATTTGCAAATGTAAATGATACTGCCTTTCCTTGTGCACCTGCAGTTGTACCAAATCCTACTGCTTCATTTGAATTAAAGTATACTATATTATTAACTTTAGAATCAATAGTATCAATAGGTTGATTAAAGGTAAATGAATTTGGATGATAAGTTACACCAGCACCTGCTAAAGTATCATATCCATTCACACCTCTCATTATAGTTAAAATATTTTCATTTCTGTAAATATTCAATATCTTACCAGTTTCTGTTCCAATACCGATTGAACTTCCTACAGAAATACTAGGTGAAATATCAGCAACCAATACCTCAGTTACGCCAGTACCTACAGGCAAATCAGATGTTAATATTGTAGATGCAGTATTGACACCAATAAAATATTGTCCATTTAGAGCAGAAAGACTTGAAGTCAATCCAGATATACTAACTACGTCTTGATTAATCAAAGGATTATTACCAGTTATAGTTCCTCTAACAGAATTATTACCTTCTTGAGTAAGCACCACATTATTAATGGTTGTAGCACTATTACTGATCTCATAAACATCATTTCCAACCAAAGAAGAAACTTTTACAGAAAGTCCACCACCCTCAGTATTGGTATCATCAAAAGTAAGTTTATCACCAACTTTATAACTGCTTCCAGCACTAACTATACTTACTTCATCAACACTTCCAGCAGTAACTGATTGAATTACGACTTTTTGTTTGTCTATTTCATTTGGTTCAATAATATAATCATTATCTGCGTCTATTGAGGAAGACCTGTATGGGAAGGTATTACGAACAAGATCAGTTTTTGCAAAATCTAATGATTGATCAAAATTTTGATCTAAAGGAAGAGAACGATAAGAATTACCTATAAAATATGGGAATTGTGATCCACTTGGGTCTGGTGTATAGGTAGTATCGTGAATAGTCGCATAATACGCATAAACCCCATCAGGAAATTCTGGTGTTTTGCTAAATCTTCCATTATTTTCGTCCAAATCTCCAGAATTATCAAATTTATAATCTTCTACAAATGTTCCAGCAGTAGCTATGTGTATACCAATATGAGAAGGTCTATCTATTATATTAGAAAGACTTGCTGTATATCCTGATCTAACTCTTGTAGCAGTAGAGTTATTATCTTGAGGATCACTGTTTCCATAAGGTCCATATATTGGATTGCCGTCATATGCCCATCCAATTATTTTAGAAACAACAGTTGGATCTTCACCAAAAGAATCCCTATATGTAGCAGCATAACCACAAACACTATACTTAAGTTTATTAGTACTTGGAAGTAATAACTCATCACTATTATATTTTCTCTTAGTATCAATAGTAAGAGATCTTATTCTTGCCTCTATTGTAGCATTTTTTCCAGCACTTATAATTTTTATAGAAGTTTCACTACTAGAGTAACCAATTCCTGGATTAATAACAACAACTGAAGTGATTTTCCTATCTGTAATGACAGGTCTCAATATGGCTCCACTACCTTTACCAGATGTGTCTGCAATATCAATATCTGGAACTGAATAATATTCACTACCTCCGCTTTGAACGTTAACAGAAGTAATTTGTCCATTATCAATAATAGGTGTCACTACAGCATCTTTACCTGTTTTTATTGTTATTATTGGTTGATTTTCAAAATTAATAGTAGTATTACCATATCCAGTACCTTTTTCATACAAATATGAATCTACTATACTACCTCTGACTGTAGGGGTTAATAAAATTGACTCAACATTATCAGTTGTAACCCCTACAGGAACGTAATTAACAGTGACTGAAATGTCAGGATACTTAAATATTTGCTCTCCTACACCATTATTAGTGAATAAAACTGTATTTTTTCGATCATAATTCGTTGTATTTGTACCACCAATACCAGCATCTGCCAATCTAAAAGAATTATTGTCATTTTTCAAAACGTAATACTGATTTGCAGTTACAATTCCTGCGATTACCGTTCCCCATGTTTTATATTCTAGTAAATCTCCATCATTAAATCCATGATTTTCAAAATTAATCGTATTATAATAAGTTGAAATATCTGTTGGTTGAACTCTAAGTTGTTTATTTGTAAATGTTCCTCCATCCACAACTCTTGTTCCGATAACAGTCTTTAAATCAGCAAGAGTTTCGAATTTATGAGTACCTCCAGTGTTGGTACTATTCAAATCTACAATATTTGTTCCGTTAATAGCATCATCTATAGTAGGATGAAGAGAAATTGCTGAAAAACTTACAAGTTTTGCAAAATAACTTGAATAATTTCCTAATGTTGATGTCCCAATACCAACTCCCAATGATAAATTTCCATTTGCATTGTAAATTATTTGTTGTGCCTGAACAAATGAATGATTTTCAGTGAATGTAATCGTATTTGAGGTAATATTAACACCACCACCTAAGGTAGATACTCTTCCATCAAACTCAACATTTCTTTTTTTAGTTTCAATCAGTGGTTCAATCACTGCATTACCATTTCCACCTGTTACATCAATAGATAAAACTGTGTCAATGTTAAATCCCTGTGGATCAACCACAGCTTCTGTCATAGTTCCAGTTAAAACTGGTTGAATTAATGCTGTTGTACCTACACCAGCAGCGACTTCTATGTATGGTAAGTTAATAACATCATAATCAGTACCCTCATTTAAGATATCAACTGATGCTAATGGTCCATAATAGATTTTATCAGTTGATTTGTAGTTAGTAATCTCAACTCCATTGACTAACATACCAGTTGATCCAAATGTAGTAGGAACTTGAGTCCCTGTATCAATTGATTGTTCTAATGAAAATGCTTTAAATAATTTTTGAGGTGAAATTAAACCATCTTTTTGAGAGAATAATGTAAATTTCTGATCTGCAGTGCTTGCAGTACCCACTTTCATTGCCAAATAGTTGACACCATCAATAAGAGCTGGTGAATTATAGAGTTTTATATCTTTTTTATCAAAACTGATAACATCAACATAGTAACGACCTGTGGATAATCCTGTTAGTGGTGCTCCAGTGGGGTTATAATAAACTGCATCACCCTTCATAAAGGGAACTTCATTATCAAATCTGATAGTTGTAGTATAACTAGGGTCAGTAGAAAGTGGATCTATAAAATTAACTGCTGTAAAAGACTCAAGTGGAGTCGTTATTGTATTCCTAAAGTTAGTTGTAATACCACTTAAAGCATTACTTACACCAGATGGTAGTGAATTTGATGCCACATATGCAGTTTTACCACTTCCAACATAAACATTTTGAATATCAGAGAAGGAAGGATTGTGCTCTAAAGGTGCTCCAACACTTCTAGCAGTGTTAATCACCCTTCTAATATCAATTTCACCAGTTCCAGTATAATTATCTTTCAGTTCAACTACTCTAGATTGGATTTTCCATGGAGTTCCCTTACCATCAGGATTTAATCCATCCTCTGCAACATAAGTTATATTATCACCACTACCTAAAGTCTCAGGTGTATTACTACTTCTTCTAAAAATTTGTACTAAATCACCTTTTTTAAGACTAGATCTATCCAGAAAATCGTTCAAAGTAAAAGTACTTTCAGAAATGAAGGTACTTCCCTCTACTTTATACCTTACACCTGTGTTGTATATCCATGAATTAGCAAATATTTCTTCATATGTTCGGTCAGTTGTAGGGTTGATAATCAAATTACCAATATTTTTAACCGAAATTTCTTGTCCTTCATCTACATCTAGTGTAGTCGATGTTTGTTCAAACTCTGATAATACACCATTTAATCTTATTCTTACCTTTTTAGTAATATCACCATTCTCATAACCATAATAAATGTCTCCACCAATAATATCAGCAGCATTAGAAATTGGTTCAGTGATTCCACTTACTCCAAAGAACTGATTTATACTCTTACTTGTATAATAAATGCTACTATTGTTACCAGATACTAAAGTACCTGTTTGTCCAAAACCAATAGTAGAATCAACCATAATGGTCGAAGCATCAGTACTAACTTCTGATAAGGATTTGGACGTAGGAGTTACCTTAAAATCACCTTGAATTGCTGATTCACTATTACTATATCCAAGGAAAAGTGATAACTTGTAATATTGCTTATTCTCTGTATATGATACACCTGTTGCAGTGAATGCTTCAATCTCTGCAATCGAAGCATTAGTGGTTAAATCACCTTCTTTATATATTGTTTGACCTACTAATTTTGAAATATCTCCTGAAATAACATCACCAATAGCTACTTCTCTTCTAAGAAAATTAGCAGAAGATGGTTTAATCAGAAATTCTTCTAAATTTACAACTTTAGGTGTCTCATCATAAAGTACATTAAACAGAATTCTGAAAGACTCATCTGTTCCTTTTGATTCATATAAAGATCTTGATTCCTTTATAAAGTTACCAGCATTTATTTGATCTGCAAAAGGCACATCTTCTAAACCTGGTGTTAGGGTAGATTTAGTTTTTTTGTAAAATTCTTTAAGGAATAAGGAACTTAAGTTCTGTATTTTAGTACTACTGGTGTGAGCAGCAGCAGTTGTATCTGAAAATATAAGTTCTTCTTGATTGTTTAACTGATGATATGATGTTATTCCACAAAATCCACGTTTACAACCTGTAAATGTATTTGTTGTCAGACCTGTATATGTAATTACCTCATCATTAATCTTTAATAGACCGTAGTTCTCTGGAAACCCCTTTGTACTAGTAACTGAAATCGTCTTATCTGATGTACTGATACCAACAGAAAGAGTTGTAAGACCTACAACTACTTCAGGGGTTAGATTATCTAACTTTAAATATTGATCTAGATTATCTGTGATGTCAGTAGGACCACCTTGATATTCTTGACTAATATAATATTGCTTAAGAAAATCAACTGTCTTAGGACTCTCATCCAAGACATATTCTGGTAGTTGACTATCAATTATTTGTTGAACCTTTACCCTAGATTCAAAACCCGTCTGTATCATATTACTGTCTTATTAGTTGACCGTTGAGATAACTTGATGTATAGAAGTCTCTGACAAATGCAGTTCCTGTGATTTCATCTCCAGAGGCAATAACATCCCTAATCATATTTATTGCACTTTTTGAAACACTAAATTCAACATACAGTTCCTTTAACCCAACAACATCATTTGATTGTGGTATTGCTTGAATTTCAACAACTCCTGTTCCATCAAGAGTTCCTGTAATATTAAGTGTCCCAAGAAGGATTTCACCCTTTACATAATCAACAGTTCCAGCACTTTTAATGATAATAGTAGTAGTACCATCATCTGCTAAAGATACAATAGATATATCTCCTGTTAATTTGTCATCATTAGGAACATCAGTTAAATAAACTGGATTATTTGTTTGACCAATATAGAATCCTGTTGATTTGATGTTGTATCCATCAGAATTGACATGGAACCGATTACCATAACATAACTCATACTGTGCAAACTGATTCAAGGCACATTTAAGATCTCTTCTTATTCTTACTCTTGTAATATTCGATGTAATAGCAGTATCAGTACTATCAATGACTTGTTGTACCTTACTATACTTAAATCTACCACCAAATTTGTTCATATCAATAGAATTTGCATAAGTTGTCAATGAGTTAATAACAGCTGTCCTCAATGAGTTTTCCGTAGAGACTTTATTGTTATCAAAATAGACCGCACTGTCAACTTCAACATAAAGCATCTTCAGATCAGTGATTTTTTGGTTAATTCCTGAAACTGAATACTGTTTAAGTTGTGATAAAATACGAGATTTGTTAAAATCAGAGACAAAAGACCCATTTTTGGGTTTTATACTGATAAGTACGTTTCCAAACTCTGGTGGATCCATTTCTTCACCACCAACCACTGCTACTGATTGTGTATCGGGGTAGATTTTCTTGATTATTGCCTCATAATCCCTTGGAGTGACTGCTCTATACTGTGATGAGTAGATTCTTGGAGCATAATACTTAATTGAACTCACTGATTCAATATTAGAACCATTTTGAGAGGGTTGATCAGTGACTAAATCAGGATTATCGGATAATGTGAGTGGTATTTGTGAATAAGGATCTGCAGAATTAGTGATTTTACCAGAAAAGGAGAATGTATTATCGAATCCAGCACCATTTCCTTCACCACCATCAGTTACAATGTAACGAACTGTAATCCTTGCACCATTTTCTAACTTTTTACCAATAATACCATCACCAAAGAGCAATTCATACCTTTCGTCTTGTATTTCTTGTATTAAGTAAATCACAGAGGTACTATCTACATTCAAAATATTTTCAACAACATTATATTCTACTCCTAACTGTGATACAAGATCACCAGATTCGTCTCTAGAATCATTTACATAGACTCGAATGGTCGAAGTATCCACTCCATCATTATCTAAGACAAATCTTTGATCTAATGAAGCATCGACTGTAAATATTTTCTCTAAAAATGTCCCTTCTCTGATTTCTATGTTATTAAAGTTTGCTGTTATCTCAGGATTACTATCAGTTCCAGTACTCTGTGAGGGTGCTGAAATGTCCTGAGTCGTAGAGAATACATATGACGTATCATTTGCTAGTCCTACTGCCACTAACCCTGCTTGCAGCGTTACATTAGGTACATCAGTTGCCTTCTTATCTGGAACTGTAACACTAAATGATACTTCTGCTGTTGCTGCTGTTCTTGATCGTGGAACATATCCAATATTTCGTGCTAATGAAACAACATTCTCTCTTAATGTTGCAGAATCCAGAAAGGATTCATTCACAATCATATTAGAGTTAAAGGCAGTAATATAAGTGTTATATGCTAATGTATCGATCAGAACAGAAAAGTTAGATCCTTCAAAATCAAATCCCGTAAATGTACTATTAGCACGGAGATAATCTTTGATGGAAGTCTTTATCTGATCATAATCAAGATTTGTAAATTTAGTAAAAGGCATCTTATCTTGTTGACTCTAGAATGAAGGCAAATTCTTGTGTAGGAAACTCTTGTCCAACGATATCAAATACGACAGTTACCTCAAAAGAGTTTTCATCTTGTTGAGGATCGACAATAACATCGACATTTTCAACTCTGGGTTCAAAGTTATCTATTGCAATTTCAATTTGAGATCGAATGTTTGATGCAGTACCAAAGTCAATAAAGTTAAATAGACTACTACGTACATCAGATCCAAATAAAGAATCAAAGAACTTTTCAGTCGGAATCGTTTGAACAATATTACGAATAGATTTTCGTATCGCATCTTCATTCTTTAAGATCCTTAAATCATTTGTAACTGGATGTGGATGCTCAAAGTCCAAACTAATGTCTTTGAATGATCGTGATATCCTGGTAATTGCCATGAAACACAGTTTTTATCTATTTATACCTATCTCCACATAAAAAAAGGTGCCCCTTAAAGACACCTCCTATATTATCGACCTTGACCCCTATATCGCTTACGAGGCGAGTTACGAGAACTTGCCGCATATTTTGTGTGCTTCCCCCTTCCTTGCCGAGTCTTCTTAGGCGGCGACTGTATAAAATCTCCACCACTAATCCCACCTACTGCTTTAGCCATCTATAACCTCCGAATAAATTTCAGTTTTAATCCTGTCGGGATGTGGAGAACCTGTTTGATAAAATTCAAGTGCCAAGTCCTCCATGATATCCCCATATTCTCCATGCCCTAATGCATCAAATACTTCAACACCATCAATGATGATTCTATAATACTCTTGTTTTCTCATGCCCTACACGTACACGTGGATCGCACCAGATTTCGAAACCTGCGTCTTTTGCATCAAGACAGAAAGAAACATCTTCTCCACACATGTCTTGTACTTCGCCACTTTCGAATATTTGCATCTTCGGAGCAAACCATGGATACTTTAATACCTCATGTTCAAAGACACCCTTCTTGATTAATAACCACCCAAATCCTGTATAGTCAACAGTAAATGGTTTCTTACGCTTACTAATACTCTCAATAGTTTCATGATTCATGACTCCACCATTGTTACGGAAGTCGTCTTCCTCTAACCAATGTGCAACGGAGGTCGTTCTGCCATCCTCTGTACAATACCACCCTGCTGCTATGTCTTGATCCATTAAGACTAACTGCCAGAACTTCTCTGCATTGAATACAATATCAGAGTCAATCCATAACTGATAGTCATACTTTAACTTTCCATCCCATGGTAACTGGTCTGGGCCTCTTAAGACATTTGCTCCAAGACACTTACAACGGGCAAAGTTGACCATTGATGAATAATCTTGAGAGATCTGAATACTTGCATTTGCTTGTACAAGATCAAAACAAAGTTGTACGAAGGATTTCAGAAATGCATAGGATACTCCTCTACCTGGTAGACAGAAGACTATCGATTTTCCTTTGACTAACTCCTTTGCTTTCTCATAATCCCATTCAGGCTTCTTCACGGTTGGTGGAGTTGCCTTTACTGTAAATCCTTTTGCCATTTTAATAGTTTACTTTCAAGTCATTATACTCCATTATATAGCACTTGTCAATCTCATTCTTCAACACTCAATCCTCTGTAAAGTAAACATCACCTCCATCAATCCTCCAATGGAGTTTTGTGTCCTCATAATATCCCATCTCGTTTATTACTTCTTCTGGTATTATTGTATAATACTCACCACTTACTTGATCGATCTCTATGGTGCTAAAAATATTCTGGGGGTTTTTTTGCATTTCATTGAATTCCTTTTTTGATTTATATATGGCCACGGATTTTTTAAAATAGAGAGATAAAGCTAGGTCGAAGTGGGTGCTTTGTAGACTAATGGTACCTTAAGGAATTAAACACGGCGGGGGGGCATCAACGCCCCCAACAAAACAACTGTCTGATTCACGAACGAATGATGCCCACTGATCATGTAGAATGGAATGATCCTTGATTATTGAAATTTGCATATGAGAAGACCTCACGTTGAATCAACTTAAACATTCCATGCTGAGTGTGCATCACATATCCCTCACCCTGAATCTCATTCTCTCCTAAGTATGTGTCAAAATCAGATTCATGGCGACACAGTGAGAGTGCATCTTCCTTAATAGACTTAACCAGTAACCAGAGTCCGATCAGGTTTTCATTCTCTGGAAAATCATAAGAGTCTATCTCTATGCCTTGACGGATGAGGGAATTCAAAACCTTCTTTAATCTCTTCGCTTCCTTCTCATCTACAAACTCAACTGCCTGTGACATTTGCTTTGCGAACTTGATTGAATCTTCTAAGTCATCAAAACTTTCTATCTCCCCATGAATGAACGAACGGGGTTGAACAAATTTACAGGTCTCAGTGCTCTGCATATTTTCCCTAAGGGGTGACGCTATTGCATCCCGTAGGCAGTCCCCACTATAGGAAGTATGAGGGGCAACGATTATTTCAGAATCTACATCCTCATCAAAAAAATAGGTCAGGGTGTTTGGGGTGTATATGTCATCACCGCCAAACCCGATAAAGTCACCCTGAATAATTCCGTCATGGTCAGGCAGGTTATCCAAACAGTAATGCAAAATATCTGCCACTTGCCCATCATGATT